CACAATATGCTATAAAAAGAAATGTAGACAAACCTACAATATTTTTATATCCTATACCTGATAATAGTTCAGAGATATTAACAATAGAAGCAATACGACAAGTAGAAGATGTAAATAAATCTGCAGAACAAAATGCAGATATACCAAAAAGATTTTTACCTTGTTTAACATATGGTTTAGCTTACTATCTTTCACAAAAAAGAGCAGGTATACCTATGGATAGAATTAGTATGTTAAAAACAAGTTATGAAGAAACATTAAAAAGAGCAATGGAAGAAGATAAAGAAAGAGCAAGTATTTATTTTAAACCTAAATTAGGATATATTTAATGTCTAGAAGAAGTACAAAAGCAAGAGCTATGTGTGATTCATGTTCATTTGTTTATGACATGAGAGTTATGAAATTAAACAGTTATGAGATGTTAATATGTCCTGAATGTTTTGAAGGTAATTATGATTTAAAAAATCATCCACAAAATAAATCTGCTGATGTAAGAGATGATACTATAGTTCCAAAATGGGAAGATGCTAATGTTACATGGAATGATGTTCCAACACCAGATACTAGAAAGTGGGGTACAGTATGAGTGATTTAACCAATAATTTAATTAATGCTACATATAAAAAATTATTACAAGTTAGTACCTCTGGTAACACAGGTATATCAGGAACACTAACAAATGTTCAAACAGGAGATGGAGCTAATACAGCAGTTAAAATAGCTACAAGTGCTGTTCAAGTAGATGGCACATTATTTGTAGGACAAACCTTTGGAGTATCAGGTGATGCTTCTGTAGCAGGTAACTTAGCTATATCTAATAAAGTTTGTGCTAGTGCTTTTCATGGTGATGGTTCTAATTTAACAGGTTTAGTATTTACAGGTGATGTATCTGTATCTAGTTTAATAGTTACTAATAATATAACTGTAGGTGGTAATGTTACTATTGGTGGTAATGTTATGGTCTCTGGTGGTGAAATTGTAGTTAAAAATACAGGTACACAATCTAATATAAAACTATACTGTGAATCTTCTAATGCACACTATGCAGCTTTACAAGCTCCACCACATAGTTCTTTTAGTGGTAATATAACAATTACACTTCCAACAAGTGCAGCAACATTAGTTGGTACATCTACAACAGATACATTAACAAATAAAACATTTGGTGATGCAGTAACTTTTGATGATGACATATCAGTTAGTGGTAATTCAAACTTTGGTGGTACTGTTACAGTTGCAGGAGCAACATCATTAGCATCTACATTAAGTGTAGGTGGTGCTGCTAATTTTGCAAGTACAGCAACTATTGCAGGTAATACTTCTATAGGAGGAACATTATCAGTAGGAGGAGCTACTAATTTAGCAAGTACAGTTAGTGTAGGTGGTAATGCTACTTTTGCAGAAAAAGTATGTGCATCTGCATTTTATGGAGATGGTACAAATATTACAGGTATACCTATTTCAGGTAATATATCAGTATCAAATGCTATTGTAGGTGGAACATTTAGAGTATCAGGTGCAGCATCAATAGAAGGTAATGCATATTTTCCTGATAATTCATCTGCTTTTTTTGGAAATGATAGTGATTTACAAATAATACATAATGGTTCAAATTCAATTATTAAAGATGGTGGTACTGGTGATTTATATATTCAAAGTAATAAAACAAGAATTACAAATACTGGAGCTTCTGATTTAGCTATATTTCAAGATGGTGTAGATGCTATTATAAAAGAAGGTTTATCAGTATCAGGTGGATTAAATGTAGGTGGTACTGTAACTATAGCAGGTAGTAACTTACAAGCTACAAATGCTAAAGTATGTGCTTCAGCTTTCTATGGAGATGGTTCTAACTTAACAAATGTACCTGCAAATATTACAGGTAATATATCTGTTAATAATGCAACAATAGGTGGTACTCTTTTTGTAGGTAGCACAGCAACAATTGCAGGAGCAACACACTTACAAAGCACACTTAGTGTAAATGGTGCTGCAAATTTTAATTCTACAGTTACTATCAAAGGAGATGTTTCTGTATCAGGAGATATAAATGTAGGTGGGCATGTAACAATAGCAGGAGCTGTACAACTTGGTTCTACATTAAGTGTTACAGGATATTCACATTTTAAAGATGATGTATCAGTAAGTGGTAATGCTATCGTAGGTGGCACAGTAAGTGTTGGTGGTGGTATTATTGATTTAAAAAATACAGGTTCACAATCAGAACTTAGAATGTACTGTGAATCAAGTAATCAACATTATGCAGCATTAAAAGCACCTGCACATTCTGAATTTTCTGGTAACATATCATTAGTAATGCCTGCAGTTGATGATACAATAGCAGGACTAGCAGCAACACAAACATTTACTAATAAAACATTTGGTGATAAAGTAGAGTTTGATGATGATGTTTGTATATCTGGTAATGCTTTTATAGGAGGTACAGCAACTGTAGCAGGAGCAGCTTCTATAGGAGGAGCTTTATCAGTTGGTGGTGCAGTTAATTTAGCAAGCACATTAACTGTTGCAAGTAATGTTTCAATAGGTGGCACATCTAATATTACAGGTAAAGCAGAATTTGAAGATGATGTATCAGTAAGTGGTAATGTTGCTATAGGTGGAACTGCAACTATAACAGGAGCTGTATCATTAGGAAGTACATTAGATGTTGCAGGTAATGCATCTGTATCTGGTGATTTAAATATAGGTGGACATGCTACAGTAGCAGGAGCTTTATCAGTAGGTGGTGCAGTATCAGTAGGTGGAGCTGTTAATTTATTATCAACAGCAACAGTAAGTGGTGCAGCAGGTTTCTTAGGTACAGTAAGAGTATCAGGAGATACTTCATTAGAAGGACAATTACAACTAACTAAAAGTGCAGCAGCAGTTGTTTGTGCAACAGCTATTAATGGTATAACATCTGTATCTTTAAATTTTGGTAATGCACAAAACTTTAGTACAACAGTTACAGCAGCACATACATTAGCTAAACCTACAGGGTGTAGAACAGGACAAACAGGAAGTATTTTCTTGACACAAAGTGGAGGAAGTGGTACAATGGCATATAATGCAGATTTTAAATTTATAGGTGGTACAGACCCAACCTTGTCAACAGCAAATGGTGCAGTAGATAGATTAGATTATATTGTAGTATCTGCATCTAGTGATGGAGTTGGTGGAGATATTCATATGATAATTTCACAGGCATACGCATAATGGGAGTCTTTCAAAATAATTTATTAGCAGGAGCTGCTGCAGCAGCAACAGCAGGTGGTGGTGGATTTTATTCACATCAGATAGAGCAAAGCCTAAGATTTGATTTTTCAAGTAATTCCTATCTTTATAAGTCATCTTTAGGAACACCTACAAGTTTGAAAAAGGGAACTTGGAGTTATTGGTTTAAACTTCATGGTAGATTGGGTGATGAAACAACAAATCCAGAGCACGTTCATTTTGCAGCTGGAATTGGTGGTGGTGCAGGACAGTATATGTTTTATGAAACGCAACATCATAGTTCTAACTATATGAAACTAAACGCTAGTAATATGCATAATTTAGATGCTGGTCGTTCAGATGGTAGATATCAAGACCCAACAGCTTGGTATCACCAAGTGATAAAATTTGACTCCACACAAAGTACACAATCTGACAGGCTTATATTTTATATAAATGGTCAACAGGTTAGTGGTTTTGATACAAGTAATGTTGGTTTAAATGAAGATTTAATTAGATGGAATACAAATAATTTTATCATAGGTGCAAGACAACCTGCTGGTCACGCAGTTGATGGAACGGATATGTATTTTGCAGAATGGATTTGGGTTGATGGAACAGCCTACGAACCTACACAGTTTGGAGAAACTAAAAATGGTGTGTGGATACCAAAAGACCCAAGTGGCACAGCTTTTGGTAATAATGGTTTTCATTTAAAGTTTGAAAATTCAAGTGATTTTGGGAATGACTCAAGTGGGAACAATAATGATTTTGACACAGTTAATGGACTGGGAGCAGACCACCAGTCAATAGATACCCCAACAATAGGAACAGGATAATAATATGGGAATAAACGCAAATTATATGACATTAAATACTTTGTATTTAATTAATAATTCTTATCCACCATCAACAAGTTATATTAAAGATGGTAATTTAACAGTAGAAGATGCTATATCTAACTATGGTGTAGGTATGACTCATGGCTTTTACTCTGGTAAATGGTATTGGGAAGTACTTGTATCAGATGTAGGACAACATTTACTTGGATTTTTAACTTTAGATGATTTTGATGGTCAAAAATCTCAACCCCATAATAAATTTGGTAGTTATTTAGTTTATACAAATACATCTGGTCAAGGAATAAGATATATAGAAAAAAGTTTTAGTAATATAACTTTTTCTGTTTCAGATGGAGATATAGTACAATTTGCATTAGATAGAGATAATAGAAAATGTTGGGTTGGTTTAAATGGAACTTATATTGAGTCTGGAAATCCTGCAGGTAATTCAAATCCTCTTTTTGATTCTAGTGATATATCTGCTACTACTGGTGTATTTATGCCTGTATTTGGAACGTATGGAGCACAAGCAAATAAACAAACACTTAATGCTGGACAAGACAGTTCTTTTGTAAATCAAAAAACAAGTGGCTCTGCTAATGCAACTGATGATAATGGTTTTGGTGATTTTTATTATACTCCACCAACAGGTTTTTTATCAGCTTGTAGTAATAACGTACCAACTTCAGATGACATAGACCCTGCACAGACTGATGATGATTTTCCTGGTAAACAATGTGGTGTTGTTACTTATACAGGTAATCAACCCACTGGACAAACAGTAAGCGGATTAGGCTTCAAGCCAGACCTCATTTGGGCAAAAATGCGTAGTAGTACACAAGATAATCAACTATATAATTCTCAAGTTTTGAATAGTAGAAATACACCTTTTATGCTTCGTAGTAATAGTACAGGAGCAGAAATAGATGACCAAGCACAAGGAAATAATAATGAAATTATATCTTCTTTTGATACAGATGGTTTTACATTAGGAGGAAGTAATAGTGGTCCAAATGATGCTTCAAGAACTTATGTAGCTTGGTGTTGGAAAGCTAATGGAGGAACAACAGCTAGTAATTCAGATGGAGATATTACAAGTACAGTACAAGCAAATACAAATGCTGGATTTAGTATAGTTACTTACACAGGGGATAATACAGACCATAGAGGTGTAGGTTATGGTTCAGCCAATATAGGACACGGATTATCTAAAGCTCCAGAATTTATAATAACTAAAAGAAGAGATAGTACAGGAAGTTGGTATACTTATCATGCAGGAGCAGGAATAGGTTATTTATTATTAGAATCAAATGCTGTATTTCAATCAGGAGCAGTTCCTTTTGGACCTAATGCACCTACAACAACAACATTTGGTGCATATAGTGCAAATAATAATAGTGGTGCTACTTATGTTAATTATTGCTGGCATTCAGTAGAAGGCTATAGTAAGTTTGGAAAATATAATGGAAATGCCGACGCAGATGGAACATTTGTATATACAGGATTTAGACCTAGAATATTAATAGTACGACCTTTAAATGTAGCTTCTGATGGTTGGTTGATGTATGATACAGAAAGAGAAACATTTAATTCTTTAGACACAATTTTAAAACCACATTCAGATGCTGCTGAATACTCTAATGCTGCTTTTACATTAGATATAATTTCAAATGGTTTTAAACTCAGGTCTTCTGATAATGCAGTTAATGGAACAGCTTACGACCCATATATTTATATGGCATGGGGTGACGTGCCATTTAAATATGGAAATACATTTTGATAATTTTAGGAGGTGAAATAATATGTGGGCTTATATAAAGGATAATAAAATAGAACAAATCTATCAAAGACCAAAATCTTTGGTACTAGGTGAAGTTCGTTATCCATCTAATATGTTTAGTAAATATACAGATGCTGAGAAAGCTGCTATAGGAATATATCCTGTAGAAGATAGTGGTACAAAAGGAGATGATAGATTTGAATATACTTCACAAGCTACATATACTTGGAGTGCTTCTGATAAAAAAGTAACAACATCTTATACAATAACAGAAAAATCTTTAGTGGATGTAGAAGCTAAAGATGCATCTGGTAATAATATATTAGATGAAAAAGGTAATAAAACTTATACCTATGGTTTAAAAACATTAGCTAAAAATAAAGCTAAACTTTCAGCAAATAAATTTATAGCTAGATTTAACTGGTTAGTAGAAAGAAGTATCTACGATAGTAGTAAAGCTATACCTGATGCAGTTAAAACTTATGTAGCAGCTATTAAAACTGATTGTGCTAATATAGAAACAGCAATAGATAGTGCTAGTGATATGGAAGCATTTAAAGCATTATATCAAGATACATATAATAGTGATGGTTCTGTAAAAGAAATAGCAAGAGTAAATAGATGGAGTGATGATTATGACGTTCAACAGTATGTTAGATAGAATAAAAAAGTTTTATAAAAAATTTAAAAAAAGATTATTTGGTAAACTTTGTCAGTGTAAAGATTAATGAAATATATTTTAATACTATTATTATTCTTTATCACCACTATAAGTTATACTAATCCGAATATTCAACGATTTAATTTATCAGTAATATATACATGTGCCTCTCATGATTATCTTACAAATGATTTAATTAAGAGACATAAAAAAGAAAGACTAGCATGGGGTGTTAGTACACAAAATGAATTAATAGAAATATTTACAACTGATAATAAAGATAGTTGGACTATTATCTTTACAAATACAAATGGTTTGTCCTGTGGTTTAGTTGGTGGAAAACAAGGACTTATATTTAAATAGGAGAATAATATGGCATCAACATTTACAAGTAGAATAAGATTAAACAAACAGGGTGATGGAGATAATCCTAACTCATGGGGTGTTGTATTAAATGATGGTGTTATTAGTTTAGTAGATGATGCTATTGCAGCATACACAACTATATCAATAGGTTCAGCAGCAACAGTTACATTATCTGCAGTGAATGGTGCAGGTGATACAGCAAGGTCTGCCTTTCTTGAAGTTAAAGGTTCTGTTGGTGGCACTAATACTACTATTACATTAGAAATACCTTCTAACTCTAAAAGTTATGTAATTAATAATAAAGTGTCTGCTAATACTACAGCTAGTGATATTGTTAAAATAAAAACTGCTGGTGGTCAAGGATATGATATACCTTTTGGTTCTGTTGGTTTAGTTATCTGTGATGGTACAAGTGTATTTGCTACGAATACAAAAGGTTTAGGTTTTGGCACAGCAGCTTCTGCAGATGTAGGAACAGGCACTACAAATGTACCTGATGTATCTATAGCTGATGCAAGATATGTTAGAAGTTCTGTAACAGCAAACACAACAGTAAGAGGTGATTTTGTTGTAGAGGCAGGTTCTTTAAAAGTAGCAACATCTGCTAGAGCATTTAATGTGCCAACAACGTTAACAGATGCTACAAGTATTGCAGTTGACTTTGCACTAGGAAATAATTTTGTTGTAACACTTGGTGGTAATAGAACACTAGCAGCACCTACAAATGCAGTGGCAGGACAATCAGGACAAATACATATTATACAAGATAGTACAGGTTCTAGAACATTAGCATATAATTCAGTATATCAATTTGTATCTGGTGCAACACCTACATTAAGTACCGGTGCAAATGATGTAGATATATTATTATTTACAACAAGAAGTTCAACTACTATAGATGCAGCTTTATTAAAAAACTTTGACTAGGAGTATCAATGTCTAATCCTGATGCAAAACTATTAAAATTAGAATTTGCTCCTGGTTTTCATAGAGAGTCAACTCAGTATGCTGAAGAAGGTAAATGGTATGATGGAGATAGAGTACGATTTAGAGCAGGAAAACCAGAAGTAATACGTGGTTATGAAACCAGAGTTAGTGATACCTTTGATGGTAATGCTAGAGATTTAATTACTTTTGCTGATAATAGAAGATTAAAAAGAGCAGTCTTTGGTACAGAGAAAAAACTCTTTGAGCATGATGGTGATAGAATTGTAGACATTACACCAGTATCTGTATCAGTTACAGTATCTAGTGCCTTTACAGTGGCATTAAGTGCAAATACAGTTACAGTATCTGCAACAGCACATGGAAGAGCAACAGGTGATTTTGTATTTTTTACCAGTGTAAGTGAGGTAGGTGGTAATATTGATTTAGCTAATTCAGTATTTCCAGTAAGTGTTATAAATGCAAATACGTTTGCTATTGATGTGGTGACCACAGCAAGTGTTGCACAAACTTCAGAAGGGCAAGGAACTTGTCACTTTTTATTAGCAACCGGAGCTGCTGAAGCTGTAGCAGGTCTAGGTTATGGTGCAGGTTCTTTTACAGCAGGTGTATGTGCCGCAGGTGGTAGAGGTTGGAATCAACCAACATCAACAGGTGCTAGTGATTTTATAAGTGAGATTACACAGTGGAGTTTAG